CTTACGAGCAATCCCATTGATATCCCCAGTGTCATTGCCCCCAGATAGTGCAGGACGGTGAGCATGGATAAACCCCTTTCCAATCAAATAGTCTCTAACAAGTACCTCAAATGCGGTTCCTTTGGCTTTGTTGCGGTTTCCCATATTTAGTCACCAAAGTTTGGCATGTACTGATTGCTTAACCTAGCAACCTCTGCCCGTAGGCGCACAATCTCATCAGCGGCATCCTCATTTATCCCGTCATGAGGGCAAGTGATTCCTTTGCACATACAAACTTCACGCAGTCTGGTCACAATGTCATCAGTCACCACGCATCTCCTTCCAGTTGTCTAGCGCTTCATCAAATCCGTGTTGACCGCCAGTATTAGCAAGAGCGTCACCCAATGTGCGTAGGCGTTCAATCTCATCGGCTGCTTCACGCATTACATGGTCGTAAATGTTTGCCCACGGCGATTCTTCTTTCATCGCCAAGTCGCGTAGTCGGGTCACAATGTCATCAGACATTAGGAACCTCGTAATACACAACCGCCAACTGCCATAGACCTTCACCAAGAAACTCTGTCCAGTTCTTCTTGTACACACGACAGTTCGCTGGCAGATTCTTTTCAGCAATCAACTCAACAATTTGCCTAGAACTCTCCTCTTGGTATGCCGCATCAGACACCATCACGCAGGTGTACTGCAACGGGACATCAACATAATCAGTCACCTTGGTACCTCCCAGCAGGGTACACATCTTGGGGGTTGGCGTTGCCGTTGTTCATCATGTCCACCACGAACTTCACGGACTCACCGAAATTCCGTGCAGGGTAATCGTGGGGTTCGTGTTCGTCCCACCAGGTACACCATTGGCAACGGGTGTCGTCCTGTGCGTTAGCGCAAGCACACATCATCAGTGGGCAGTGCTTTCCGCACTTGCACACAACATGTTCGTGGGGGAGAGTTCTTCTAGCCATTGTCTTTTGTTCCTTGATAATAGGGATTGTCTTTGTGGTGTACTAAATATGCCCACCCTGCGTGAAGATTGGGATGCCAGTTTTCTCTCATGTACTCAAACCAGAGTTCTCTGTCACGTTGTGACATCTTTCCCCAGGTAGTGAATACGGCACCAATCTCTCCGTCAGAGCCGATTGCCAATGTAGACCCCTACAGCAAATATAGAGAAGAGCATGATGGCTTGGCAAATAAAGTCAATCATGCTCGTCCATGGAAAACATCCATGGCTCTGTCAATGGCATCCCACAAGTTCTTCCACTCTGCTCGGTGCCTCCTCAAGATTTCCCTGTGCTGTGTTGGTGCCATGTCATCATCCATAATGGCTTGGTCAATGGCTTTCAAGGCTTTATGAAACTTGATATTTTGCTCTGATGTACGCATCAGGCTGGTCTGCAAGTCGTTTGCAACATAATTGGTTGATTCACTCATATCCAAATGGTCTTTCTGTCGTTGATGTCATAGTACGGGAATTCTTCTGTTGTGACAAACTCACCGCACCACCAATCACGGGCAACCCATACAACCTTGGAATCCACGGGGGGATACTTTCTGCACTGAAGGTCAGTGTAGTTTGGGTCATTGTGGCTGTACTTGCAGTTAGCACATGATTTAGATGCCATAGAATGCTCTCACTTTTTCTCTCAACTTTTCGTTTTCTTTTTCTAATGTTTTGCAGCGTTCCATCCAGAACGTGGTCAGTTTACGCTGGTGGTCTAGTTGCTTGTCAAGGGGAAGGTCAGTTGGCTCCACGGTAGTGTTCCCCACGGTAAGGCTTTGCGATAGCACACAGGTGCTGGTAGCCCTGCGGAGTGATTTGGTAATCATCTGCCTGTTTGTGGATAAACCCGTTCTTTACAAGCCTGTCCAATGACCTGTTGACCATGTATAAATGCTTGAACTTCTTGGGGGACAACTTGAACAAGTCCTCTGAAGTAAAGGTGGTTCTCTTCTTCATGCTGGCGTACTTCAACGCCAGATGGGTGGGTCCGTTGTATGTGAAAGCAGGTGTGCTCATGCTGTAAACCTTCCTTGCCGCCTGTCATTTGGAGCCATTGAGATGCGGCGACTCAACTCACGGCTAATTACTTGTGCTCCTCGTTCGCAGCGTTCAAAGACTGCTTCTGTCAACTTGCGCAATGCACGGGCTTCAAGGTATTCATCCGTGGCTTTCATGACCTCAGGGTCAACGTCACGGCGAGCCTTTGCCAGCGTCACCGTGTCTCCCTTTGCTCCCTCTCCCCACTGTGAGATAAGGGTGGTGGATTCGGCAAACTTCTGGTTGTTGGCGGAACGTTCCTCAACAATCTCAGCCTGCACCAACTCTGACTTGGCGTATGAACCCCAGGAGATGAACTTGGTATACAACTCCATCAACTCGGGGTCTGGGAGTTCGTCAAGAAAACTGGGAAGTTCTGGGAAGTCACCATGTGGCTTTTCAGCCAGCGGAAACTTATTGAGGAAGTCCCCCATGATTGGTCCAGATGGTGCCAATGTTTTCCGTGTCATCTTCTTTCCAACACACTTTCTTGTATGGACATGTTTTGCAAGTTGCGCTTGAGGAGTCCTCCACCCAAACGGGGCGCATTGGAGGAATGCCAGACTCTAGACCACGAATCACGCTCTGGCAACCCGACAGGATTGATTCAATCAACTCGGGCTGAAACTTTACTGAAAACTCTTTTACGTCCTGTGTGGCTTTCCATTCGTAGATGAAGATGCCTTCGTGGATTCCCAGACAATACATGTACAGGTTTATCTGACGCAAGTGTGACATGAAAGGCTTGCGAACCTTTTTCCACATGTCATCGGGAGATGAGGCATTGGTGTACAGGTCAAAGTCCTCAACACGAACGGTGCCAGCCCCCACGCTCTTGATTTCCAAGACTGCTTTGCCCTTGGAGTCATTGATGATTCCATCAGCGTGCCCCATGATGCGGTGTTCCTCGTTGTAAATCGGAACTTCAGGTTGCTCCAGCACGCCCGTGTCCATAAGCCATGACTGCCACTTACTGTGAATGCTGTGACCCTCGGCAAAGATGTTCAAGGTCTGGAATGAGAATCCTTTTTCTTGCTTCTCATATCCCTTGATGGTGTACCACGATGAACGAGGACACCAATCCTTCTTGCAAATCTCAGACGGATGCAAATGGGTTGTGTCCCGTGTGCTGTTCAGTTGCTCACGAACCAGGAGGTCCTCCACAATAGGGATGAGCCTGTGGCGAGAAGTGAGAGACTGCTTGTAATTCTTTAAGTGCCAGGGCACTGGGGTCTCATCCGTCATTTTCTGCTCTCTCAAACTCTTTGATGGCTTCTCGCCACAACTCTGGGGTCACCGTATCAGATTCGGCAATCTCACGCCAGAGTCGTGCTGCCCTCTCCCAATTGGTTTGGGGAAGTGGCTTGTCGTGCCTGTCTTTTGCAAGAAAGTTCTGACGATACTTGCTGTGGAGATACACACGGAACTTACCGCTTTTCTCTGAGAGGTAGAACACAAGACCATCTCGGTGAAGGACATTGAGCGTTGCGCTTACTGTGTTCCTGCCACGAACGATGTTCTTGCCGTCAAGATACTCGTTCACATCCTTTGTGGTTGTGCCGTCTTTGCAGCGTTCAACAAACTCTAGGATTGCTACATCAATGTCTTTCATCATCTATCAGTGCCAGAAAATCGTCTTCAATAAGTACAACGTAGTTACGACCATTGAGGTCAAACTGAAGGACAGGGGTGCGGTCCTCAATGATGGCTCGCTCCCTCAACTCCCTGAGGTCTACCTCTTTGAGCGTAATGCTCTTGGTGCCCGTGGTAAGTTTGTTTTCAATGAGGAACGCCTCAGAACGGACATCATTCTTGCGCATCCATCCATTACCAGAGCCTGCGTTACGGCTACCCCGATAAGTATTCGCTGAACGCTTTTCCTGCTTGCGAGATTTCTTGAGAATGTCCTTGCGCTCATCTGCACCAAAGGTCACGACTCAATACCGAAGTGCTTCATTACCTCGTCACGGAGGCTCTTCTGCATGTCAAGGTCTTCACGGAATGCCAGAAGCGTGGCATCCTTGCCCTGCCAACGCTGGTCACCGTATGAGTAATATGCACCAGCACGGGTGATAATGTCCACCGATGACGCAATGTTCACCATGTCCTTGATGGTGTCAAAGTCTCCGAACTGGAATCCTGGGACATTGCTGAAATAGAAATCAACAATTGCAGACTTGTTGGGTGAGTACGTCTTGTTCTTGAGAGTACGACCCTTTATGGACTGACCAACGGTCTCGTCCTTTTGCTTGAGCCACTCGTCACGCTTTACCTCAACACGGGTGAAGTAATGGAAGTTCTTTGCCTTGCCACCTGGGGTGGTTCGTGGGTCACCCCACATCACGCCAATCTTGTCACGCCACTGGTTAATCATGATGCCAGTACAACCACGGTCCTCATGGACAAGTGAACGCTTCTGAGCCTTGGATGCCTTGCGGAAGAACTTGCCAGTCAGACGAGCACCAAGACCCATCGTGAACTCTTCCATGGTCTTCTCAGCCTCGTCACCAGGAACAAGGGCAGGAAGAGAGTCAATGACAACCATGTCCACGGCACGAGAGTCCATGACACGAATGACAAGGTCGTACACCTGCTCCATGAGGTTGGTCTCCACAACCCACAGTCGGTCAAGGTCAACACCGATTGCCTTGGCGTATTCGGGAACGTACTCTTCGGCAGCAACCCACAGTGCGGTGAACTCGGGGTCAATCGCTTGGTTAGCGGCAATGGTCTTGTATGCCATAGCCGTCTTACCGCTGGACTCTTCGCCAATGATTTCACTCCACTGGTTGACAGGCCAACCGCCACCCAGCATGAGGTCAAAGGCTAGAACCCCAGTAGTGATGCGAGGAAGTTCCTCTTTGACTTCGCTCCCCTTGACAATAATGTCATCACCGTACTTCTTCTGAATTGATGAAATGATTGATGCCAGTGATTCATGTGTGGTGTCTGTTCCCATGTTGTTCCTTATCGTATCCAAGCGCCTTGGCTGGCTTGGTCATACAAACCATTCCAACCACATTCGTAGCAACGAGGTGCAGGTGACGCTCCTGCAACCATGTTCCCCTTCGTGCGGCTAAACACGTATTGGCTACCGCACTCGGGGCAAGTGAGGTTACCATCCTTTCGCATTGCCTCGCCACCATTGGTGACTCCCATTCGCAATGCCTCGGAAAAAGACTCTGGCTTGTGTTGCGGTTGCATGCTTACGTTCGGGTTTTGAACATGAGCAGGTGCTTGCGCAGGCTGGGTTTGAGGAAAATTGATGGGAGCCTGTACTGGGGGAAGATTAGGACGGGTCGTTGGCTTTTCCCCAGCCAGTTTCTTTGACCACCAGTCACTCATCTAAGTCCTCCTGCAATCGTTCTAAAATTTCTTCGTCTATTACTAGACCAATCAAGCCCTTGTCTAGTAACTTATTTAACATTGCCACTGAAAAGACTGTCAAGGCTGCTTCAAAGTCTTCAGCGGGGGAAACCAATTTATCAGTTTTCTCCAAGAAGTTCACGAACCATGTTGCGGATTCACGGATGTCATCAAGGGTTCCTGCCTGCTGAGTAACAAGCCACCTATTGAAAACATCTATGATTTCAAACTGTTGTACTTCCTCGGAAGGTGGAGCAAATCCCATGGACGAGGCAAAGCCTTGACCTTCAATGGGCGAGAGCATTAAATAAAACATTCTCTTGTCAATAGCGTTCATCAGCCCTTCGCTTCCGCCCAGTTAATGGCATGCTCATAGGAGACCTTCAATGGCACTCCATTGATAACCCTACCATTTCCCATGGCGGTCAGGAACGGTTCAACCATGTCAGACAGTTCACAGTCGGGGACTGCCACAATCAGTTCGTCGTGTACCTGCACCAGCATTTTGGCATTGGAATCCCTCAACAGATAGTGGATGTCCACCATTGCCTGTTTACAGATGTCAGCGGCAGACCCCTGCACCACGGCATTCACCGCTTGGCGTTCTGCTCTGGAGCGAGCCTCGGAATCAGCCGATACGAGGTCTGGAAGCCTTCTCCTACGTCCTGACAGGGTGGTGACATACCCAAGCCTGCGACCCTCTGCTACAACCTTCTGCTTCCATGCCGTCAGCCCAGAGAACTGGCGGTAATACTCTTGAATCATCTCCTGAGCCTGCTCAAAGGGGATACCTGTGGTGCGAGCCAATTTGCCTGCACCGCCACCGTAGGCGGTCAGGAAGTTGACTCCCTTGCCAATCTGGCGTTCCTCGCTGGTGACCTCCTCCACGGGCTTCTTGAACAGCAGGGCTGCTGCGCCAGTGTGAATGTCAATGTCGTTGTTGAACACGTTGAGCAATTCCTTGTCCTGCGAAAACATAGCCATGACACGCAGTTCAATCTGGTCATAGTCAGCCACCAGCAGAGTCTGACCCTCGGGTGCAACAAACAGGCTTCGGACGCTGGAGTCACGGGGAATGTTCTGCAGGTTGGGGTCAGATGACGACATACGACCAGTGGCTGTGCGATGCAGATGGAATGACGGGTGAAGTCTCCCGTTGTACAACTTGGGGAGGAGACCATCAACGTATGTGGACTTCAACTTCTGGGTTTCTGCCCACTCAATCAGCAACCCAATAGCAGGGTGTTCTTTCTCAAGGGAGCGCAGGGACTCTTCATCAACTGAGGGCGCACCGCCCTTGGTCAACTTGTACGGCTTGAGACCCAAGCCACCCTGTCGCTTCTTGTTAAACAAAAACTCTTGCTTGTGCTTGGTGGAGTCGGGGTTGAACCCTGCAGGGGTGAACTCTGAAAGCGCAAGGATGATGTCCCTCATGCGCCCATCCAGTTCCTTGCCCAGCATCTTCATGTTGCGCTGGTCAACGGGAATGCCGTTGTTCTCCATGTCCATCAACACACGCAGCACTTCTGCGTCCTGATAGAAGCACTTGACCAACTCTGAGTCGTGACAAACCTTTTTCCAGAGTCGCTTGTACAGCATCCATGTCCAACGAACGTCTAGGTGAACATACTCCACCGCATCAGAGAACGGAACAATTGAGATTATCTTTCCCAGTTTTCCCTTGCGGTGATAGGCATCATGCCTGCCGTAGTTGTGCATGATAAGTTGCTCCAGCGAATAAGACATGAGGTTCTCGTTGACAATGTGCTGCAAAAGCATGGTGTCAACATAGGGACCTGGTGGCAACTCGCCGTAATACTTGCAGATGCTGCGAGCATCAAACTTTACGTTGTGACCAATCTTCACTAGGTCGCTGAAGAAGAGGGGGCGCAGTGCCTCAAACACCTCAGAACGGGACAACTGTGCTGGGGCATCTGAATAGACGGCAGGCTTGTGATACTTAGCCTTTGCCATGGACTCTTGCCCATTCTTGAGAATCTTGCGATAACCCTCAGGAGGAACCGTTGTTCCATCTCCGATTTCTTCTGGTTCCAGAATCTCACCAAGGGGATGACCCATGGGAATTGCCCACGACTTGCCCTGTGTGGCAAGCCCAATCCAGAACACCTCGTTACGAAGCGGATTGAGGGCAAGCATGCCCGTGTACTTGTCTACATAGTTTTCGTGAGCACGCCTCTGTATTTCAGGGCTGGGGTTCTTGAGACCAGAAACATGCTGTTTCCAGTCTTTCTCCATTGCCTCAACAATGTCAGGATGCCTGTCCAGAGAACCACGAGTCTCCACGTCAAAGACAAACGCACCAACCTTGGTTATCTCGTCAACGAGGGTGCGTAAGTCTTCAACAGTGGAGACTACATTGTGGGTGACAGGGTTGGAACCCTGAGGCATTACGCCTCTTCGTCAGCGATTGCCAACAGGTCTTTGCGAGTTGGGATGGAGATGATGTCGGCGGTGTACGCCTTGTTGATGAGCGACTTCAGGTCAGCATCATTGATGCCTTCCATGCCCCACTCCTCAAGGTCACGTTCCTTGACAATCTGATGTGCGGTAGCAGTGGTTGCACCCTTGCCAGTCTTGCTGACAGCCCAGTAGTGCTTGGAGAGGGGACCAGTGCGTGGGTCGGTGTGGAAGTTCTTCAACTGGTCAATGACACGGGGTCCGACCTCGTAGGACTTGAGAACAGGCTCTTCACCAGGAATCAACAGTGCGATGTTGAAAGCAATGCGAACGGAAGGACGGTTTCCGCCGTCACAGAGGGGGCAACCGTACTCGTCAAACTCGCTGATGCACACGAATGACTTCTGACCCTGACGCTCCACCCAGTGCTGTCGCCATGAGGCGTACGGCTCATCGGTAAGGAACTTGATGATTTGCGGCTCCTCAGTAATCTTGAGGCGCTGTGCAAACGGAGAGTCGGAGTTCTTTACCGCCTCAACGCTTCCCCAACCGCCACGAACCAGCGTTCGTGCCTGTGGCTTCTCTGTCATTGTCTTCTCCTGTGGCTCAGACATCGTGTCTTCGTCGTCGTACTTACCCATGCTTATCTCTTCCA